TACCACGTACTTTAACAGTACCAGTACCAAACTCAAATTCAGCACTAAACATAGGTGCTGACTTACGAATCATCTTCCAATAGCATACAAGATATGTCTTATACATAACTATTAGTATTAAGGTTAATATTAGTAGCATTACTTATCAGGTGTGCTACACACCATAGTAGCAGTAGTAGGAATCGAACCTACATTTCCAATATCACAAGACTGTATTGCTATACTGCTATTAGTACTAACTGTTATTATCACGTTTATCTAACACAAATAATAGAATCATTCCTATTATAAGTGTTATAGTAAACGTACTTAATACTATGACCTTAATACTGTTAGTTGTACTGATAGGTAGTACACCAATCAGGAATAAACTAACAGCACAGATGATAGCATCTATGATAGCTAGTACTAGTATAATATTTGTATTCATATTAATACTTATTGTTACTACTAACCATACACTTAATAGCTTAGTGGTGTGTATTTATTACACTAATGATAATTATATGATATGGCTCAAGATTTGTATAATTATTAACTAAATCTAAAACCAATTTCAATTACAATTACTATGGGGGGTATTTGCAACATCATTATCAGTAGGGGGATTACTATTACGTGGTCTATACACTTAAAAACTTTTACAATATTTATTATAATTTTTTTTACAATATTTTTTATAATTTTTTATAATTTTTTTATTATAACTTTTACAATATTATTTTTTTTATTTATAATATAACTTTTATAAAAACTTTTATAATATTATTTTTATTTTTTTTATTATATATAATATTATTTTTTTTATTATTTTTTTTATTATTTTTTAGATTAGTATTATTTTAATCTAAAGCAGTAGAAGCTAAGTTAGGTTTAAGCATACCTTTTCCCTCATCCATTGGCGTTAGTGCAAAATGAATTTAAGTAGTAATAATAGTATTACTATTTACAGTAAGATTAACAGGAAAAGTATAGGTAGTATTTTGGGTAGTATTTTGGGTAATATTTCGAGCAGAAATATCACCAGATAAAAAATATTAATTCTAGTATAGTACTAGAACAATTTATATCAATATAAATTATATTAGTATTAATATATATTTATATTATATAGGATATATTATATTTATTTAGTTCGGAATACGAAGTAAAGATATATATTTTTTTCGACAATGTCAAGTTTTTTTTGTTAAATTTATACAAAAATTGTTAAATTTGTAACAAAATTTATATTCAAAATTATACATAAAATTTATAGCAGCTCGATATATATACTTAAAATCAGAAATAATTTAACTCGTATCTCAAAGAATAACTTAAATATTATCACCAGGATTAATATTAATAACAAAAATAATTATTTTTTATCTTAGCTAAACTACTGATTTTATTATTCTTATAAAAAATATTAAAATAAATTTGGTTATACCGTATTAATATAGTATATTAGCTATGTAAAATCAACAAATTATTAATATATTCAATTTAATTATGAAGAAAAATACTGCTTATATTTCTGACTTTGAGAAGTTATATAACACTGTGGATAATGTTAATATTATGCCAACTGGTAATAATGTTTTAATACGTACAGAAGTTACAATTAAAACTGTTACTTCTAAAATTATTATACCTGATGCAGTTAAAGAGAAACAAGACCCTAATGCTCCTGAAGGTATGATTAAGATTGAACGTTTTGTTCACGATATATCACCTGATGCTGAAGTTATGGTTAGTGCTGGTACTCGTGTTGAGATTAATACTCGACAAGAAAGTATTGTTTCTGCTAGATTAAATATTGGAGTTCATAGTATAGATGCTTATAATCTTATTCTTGATAATATGTTTACTGGTGCTGATAAAATACTTAATGAGAAATATCCTACGTACAAAGTTATTTTTTATGATATGATGCCTAGTAATTTAATTATTGGTAAATATACTGACTAATGGATTTTATTAAGTACATATATGATAAAGAAAAAACTGATTATGTTCCTCGTGAACATTTTGAGACTAATTGTAATATAGGTACTTGTAATCGCTCTAGGGAAATTCAAACTAGAGATAACATTATTAATTTTGCACTTAATGATATTTTTAATTTAGAATTACCTACCTATAATGATGATTATGAACTAAGACAATTCAAAGGATTATCATACAAAGAACAACTATCTATACTATTACATATTTTACGTATTCAAGCTTATGCTATAAGGAAAGCAATAGAAGTTAAATCTACTATTGCTCTTCCTTACATAGGTCGTTATACTTATAATAAATATAGAGAGTTATCTTTTAATATATTTAAACGTCTTAAAAACATTGAGAATATTGAGAATATAAGATATATTATTCGTAATACTCTAGGTGATTTAAAACGTACTGAAAAACGTAAAAAAAGAATTGATAGATTAAGTAAGAGAAAAGAAACAATTTATCCTTTCATAAGTCTTAATGAAAGTGGTCGTAAAATAGATATTATAGATGAAAGATATAACGAGTTTAGTAGATAATTTTGTTAATATTGAAGATAATACTCTTAAAGTTAATCTTCAATTATCTATTCCTGAATTTGCTGCTGTATATAAAAGTATAGATGGTAAAGAACGTTTAGCATATGTTGCTTTAATTGGTAATTATAATTCTGATATTAACATTAAAGGTTTAACTGGAAAAGAAGCTCATATTGCAGCTTGTAAAAAAGTAGGATTACCTATTGATTATAAACCTGATGATAAAGTTAAAGCTGCACTTAAGTATTATAATAAACATTATTCTAAAGGTGTTATGGGTTTAATTAAAGAATTATATCGTTCATTTGATTTAACTCGTGAAAGTGTATCTATGATTAATTCTATGCTTTATAATTATCAACGTGCAATTAAAAATAAACTTAAAGGTGATATTACTGATGAAGAAGCAATAACACTTAATTCTAACATTAATAATATTATCTCTAATACTTCTAAGATTAGAGATATATCTTCTAAATTAGATGATGATATAACTAACCTTAAAAAGATGCAAGCAAAATTAGTAGCTGTTGAGAATAAAACTATTACACCTCTTGGTGGTGGTACTGTTCCTAAATCTGCTATGAGAACTAGAAATTAAATTATTATAAACCAGAGTGGTGTTAATAAAATAACAATACTCATAAATATTATTATATTATGCCAAAACAATTGCCTATTGAAGCTGATGTTAAAGCTAACAAACAACTTCGTAAAGACCTTGACGAACATCTTCAAGAACTTAAAAGCTTACCTACTAGTAGAGAACGTAGTTTAGCTATTACTAATCTTCAACAAAGTATTATGTGGTTAGGTATGGATTTAAAAAGACTTAATGAGCCTAATCCTTATCCTAACAGTTATAATCCAGATAACGCTATTGTTGAACCAACCGCTGACGGTTTAAAATTTTAAGTTATGGGATATACTAAAGAAGAAAAAGAATTAGCTATTGCTGGTGCTAAGGCAGTAGGTTTTAAAGAATATATAAAACCTGCTACTCAACTTATGATTGCTTGGACTCCTGATTTTGATACTAGTGGAGTTAGTATATCAAAAGAAGATTTAGCTAATGGTTCACCTAAAGAAGGTGATATGATTGCAGTTAATTCAGATAATACTAAAGATATGTGGCTTGTAGCTAAAGCTTTCTTTGAAGCTAACTATGTTGAAGCAAAAAAAGCTAAAACAGTAAGTAAATCACTTCATAATACAACTGCTAATGGTGCTCGAAAGAATGTTAGAGATATAGTATTTTGGGGTAATGGTGATACATTTAAACTTATATCTAAAGCTTCTTCTGAAAATGAAGGTTGGATGAAGTCTACTAAAGCTATGGAAGTTGTTTATGAAAACAATGGTACAGGTGCTGATGTAGTTATTCAAGTAACTACTCAACAACGTAATCCAGATGGTAGCTATGTTGTAGCCGAAGCTGTTACTACTGTTAAGGATGCTTATATTAAAGAAACTTTCGATGATGCTGGTAATGTAACTAGTAGAAAAATATGTAAATATCCTACTAACTAAATTGAGTTAAATCATATCCTTTCTTCCCCTCCACCGGCTAGCGAGCGAAGCGAGCGATTAATACTAATATTAAACCTATGACTATTAAAAAAACTAATACTAAATTTGCTTTACTTTTTAATGAAAGTAAACATAAGTATATGGATACTAATGGTAATTTATATACTTCAATGACTACTGTTATAGGTAAATATGAACCTATATTTGACCGTATAGCTATAGCTAAAGGTTCATCTCGCAAAAAAACTAGTAAATACTATGGTTGGGCAGTTAAGGATATTCTTGCTGATTGGGATAAGATTACTCATAAGTCTCATATTAAAGGTAACCGTACTCATAATCGTTTGGAAGATATTACTAAGCGTTCTACCAATTTCAAACATGATAGTTATTCTAGTAAAAAAGGTTATGAAACTCTTTATACTGTTGATGATATTATTGATGGTACTGCTGGGTATGGTGAGCTTAATCCTGACAAATTTCTTGGTACTGGTATTAAAGATGAATATCCTAGAATATATAATTTATTTACTTATTTAGCTAATCAAGGTTATCATTTTTATTCTGAGATAGGTGTTTATCATAGTGAGTATTTAATATCTGGTTTAATTGATATTCTTTGTGTTAATCACACTACTAAAGAATTTATTATTGTTGATTGGAAAACTAACAAACATGACCTTGTTCCTTATAATGACCCTAATTTTAGATTTATTAGTGGTTATTTTAAAAAAGATAAGTTTGGTCACGAAACAAATGAGTTTGTTAAAACTAATAACACTTTTGCTTACCCTTTAGATAAATATCAAGCTAGTCATTATATGGTTTATGCTTTACAACTTAATGGTTATGCTTTACTATTTTCTCAAAAAGGTTTTAAACTTAATCAACTTATTCTTTGTCATGTTAGAGATGAAAAGAAGTTTACTGCTGAACATAGTGTTTGTAATAAACACCCTGAATATATAGGTAAGAAACTTGTTGAACTTCATGATATGGTTATTCTACAAGATGATATAAATAATATGTTTATACATCATACTAATGGTATGTCTAATCAATCTAAATTATTGATGTAATGGAAACAGTTGTTGTTGATGTTGATTTATTAGATGAAGATTTAGAGCCTTTTCAGAAATATATATTATCTGATAAGTCTAAATATCCATTAGCTAAAGATACAATTAACCCAAAAACTGGTAGAAATTATATTGACCCTGATGGTGATTTTCTTATAGGTGATTCTGGTGGATTTCTTATGAATATTAATTTTACATTTATTAATATGCATTTGTTTCGTGAAGCTGGTATAACTTATGATAAAGATAAAATATTTACTTATTTTGAACCTGATACTTTTGAGTATAATAAATGGGTTGATACTGAAGAATACCGTAGAGAATATGGTATGACAATGCCTTGTAAACTTAATAAAGATGGTAGTATTACTGATTTACATATCACTGGTGAACACTATAACTTTATTAATTATGGTACAATTGAGAAATTAGATAGGTCTTCTATTGGGTCTATTTATGACCCACCTAAAAAGCATTGGGGTACACCTGAACCTTTTGATAGTCAATATTGGATATTTAAGATTAAAGCTTTTGCTAAAGCTAATGGTTATAATCTTATTATACTTAAGTCAAGACGTAAAGGTATGTCTTATATAGAAGGTGTTGGTAGTGCTAATCTTGTTAATCTTAAACCTGGTGTTGTTGTTATTCATGCAGCTTATGATAAAAAATATTTAATTAAAGCTGGTGCTATTACTCAAATGTCTAAGAAACAACTTAACTTTTATGAGTTTAATACACCTTTTGTAAGAGGTTCTATTCGTGCTAATGGTACTCCAACTGGACTACTTAAGAAAGATATTGAAGAACTTGTTACTGGTTATAAAGATGCTTCTCAAAACTCTCGTGGTGACCAATCTACTTTATTTACTGTATCTACTGCTAATAATGCTGATGTTGCTGTTGGTAAGTCTGCTATTGAAGTTAAATGTGATGAGTTAAATACTTTTCCTAACTTCTCTGATTTTATGCAAATGACTAACCCAACTACAACTACTGGTGCTTTTAAAACAGGTATCATTATTGCTTTTGGTACAGGTGGTACTAAAGCTGGTAACTGGGCTGAGTTTGAAAAACATTATTTCAATACTGAAGTTTATGACTTTATGCCTTTTGAAAATGTTTGGGATGAAAATACTCGTGATGAAATTACTGGTGTGTTTCTTCCTTATTGGTGGGGTTTAGAAGGAGTTGATGCTGATGGTAATTGGTCTATGGATTCTGATGGTAATACTAATTATAAAATTGCTATTGCTATATCTGATTTAGAACGTGCTAATAAACTTAAAGTTTTAGGTCATGGTTCTGATTATATTAATCATTGTTCTCAGTATGCTAATCGTTCTGGTGAAGCATTTAACTCTGGTACTACTAGAGTACTTTCTTCATTAGAACTTAAACAACATATCAAAAATGTTCGTACTCAAAAGAAGTATCGTACTTATCAAGATGGTTGGATACTTGAAGAACATGGTAAGGTTAGATTTATGTCTAATATACAACTTGCTTCTGAAGGATATGATGTACACCCTTATATAGAAGATGTACCTTTTAGAGCTAATACAGATGTTCATGGTTGTTTTAGAATGCACCATAATCCTTACTATGATGAAACAGGTGAGATACCTAAGAATTTATATTTTGTAGTTTATGACCCTTATGCTGCTGATATTGAAGATAATGAAATTACTACAGCTCACTCATTAGCTGCTGTTCAAGTTTGGATGTATCCTAATAATATTAGTTATAGTGCAGGTAAGATATTAGTTGGGTCTTGGGTTGGTAGACTTAATTCAACTGAAGCTGCTGATATAGTTTGTATAGCTATTGCTAAACTTTATAACGCAAATATACTTGCTGAAATGGATAGAGGTACTATGTTATCTACTGCTAAGAAAAATAAATTTATACATAGACTTATATCAGACCCTACTAGTGTTACTAATAAAGAAGATACTCCAAAGAAACGTTCTATCGGTATGATTATTGGTAATACTAATCGTAAATTAGATGGTGTTGTTCTTCTTAAAGATTTATTATATGAACCTATATCTAATGATGAAGATGCTAGAACTATTTATCGTTTTGAAACTATTACTGATTTACCTACTCTTATAGAGTATGATAAATTTTCACATCGTGGTAATTATGATAGGGTTAGTTGTTCTATATTAGCTGCTTATCAAATTAATGCTTATATTACTTTAAAACTTAAACCTTCTACTAAAAGAAATCAGAAACAATTGTATATGGCATTAAAAAAACTTAAAAGATAATAACTATGATTAATACTAATATTAAAGGTGAATTAAAAAGTGTATATAAAGATAGTGATATTAATCATTATAACACTGTTAAAGCAAAGCAACGTGCCGATTGGTATGTTCCTGTTATTGAATTTTATTTTGAAAAATTAAAAAACATTAATGATAAAGGTAAAACTTTAGAATTTCTTGATGCAGCTAATGGTATTTATTCTAAACAACTTAAAAAGAAATTTCTTAATTTAATTAATGCTGCTAAGTATATTGATGAAATTGAGAATTTAGATATTCTTGATGAGTTAGATTTAATTGTACCTATTACTCGTAGAATTATTGGTGAGTTTATTCGTCAACCTGATAATGATTATACTGCTGTAGTTAAAGACCCTGATGCTACAATGCAAGCTAACAAAGAAGCCAGTGAAAAGATTGCTACTATCCTTATGGATAAACTTATGTTAGAGTTACAAAGTATGCAAGAAGATATTATGAAACAAGCTGGTGAAGACCCTCAAGCTAAATCTGAAGCTCAAAAACAGTTTGCAGCTCAATTAGAAAATATGGATTTAGATGCTGAGATGGAAAAGATTAAAGCTAATTATTTTGATGAACAAGCTGAAATAAGTAAAGCTTTTGTTGATAGTCTTGTTGCTAGTCAAGATTTAATTAATAGTCTTATTCAACAATTCTTTTATTTTTATTCTACAGAAGAAGTATATTCTTATATTGATACTGATGATGATAAAGTAACTATCAAACATATTCCACCACAAGATTATTATCGTTTTCCTTCTAGTTTAGATACTAATGTTGAAGATGATATTGCAGGTATGTATTCTTTTGAAATGCCTTTTTATGAGTTTCAAACTAAACTTAAAGATAGATTTACTAAGTCTGATTATGAATATATAATTGGTATGTATAATGATACTAGCGCTGGTAAAGGTTTTAATCAACAATTATTTACTAGACACTTTGCTGATTATTATGGTACTGACCCTACTAGAAGTACTATAAATGATATTAAAGATAATGTTGATTCTATCTTTAAACAAAGTAATAATATTAAATTATACCATATGTTTTTTAGAAGTAAACGTAAATATGGTATTCTTAGTATGGTAACTCCTGATGGTATGCCTAGTGAAATAGTTATTGATGAATCATATACTCTTAATCCTTCCATTGGCGATATTTCTATTGAATGGTTATGGAAAGATGAAGTCTTTGATACTTATATTGCTGGTGATATAGTTACTGGTGTTTATGGTAAACCTATGCCTCTTAAATATCAACGTGATTTTCTTGATGAAGTAGAACATGTTAAACTACCTATTATTGGTAAGTCTGGACTTCTTGTTAATTATGTACAAAAACCTATATCTTATCGTTTATTACCTTTTAATATTATTTATAAGTTTTTACATATTAAAGTACAAGCTGAAGTTGCTAAATTTCAAGGTTTCATAAATGTTATTCCTGAATCTGTTTTAACTACTTCTGAACATTTTAATTTAGAACAACGATTAGATTATTTATTTGAAAGTAATTTACTTCTTCTTGATGATAGTCAAGTATCTGTTAATAGTCTTCAAGCTATTCGTACTATTGGTTCTTACCATAAAGATTATATTGCTCAATTAGAAGATATTAAGCAAGGTATTAAACAAGATGCTTGGGAAATGGCTGATATGAATAATGAGCGTTATGGTGAGATTGATACTCGTGGAGGTCAAGGTAATACTCGTGAAGCTATTATTCGTATATCTACTGGAACACTTCTTTTATTTACAAGCTTTGATAATTATTTAGAACATCTATATCAAGCTGTTGCTGACTATGGTAGACTTACTGCTACAGAAGGTGTTAATCTTGAATTTAAAAGTAAAAAAGGTAATGTTGTAAATACTTATATTGACCATAATACTTTACTTAATAAAGAGATTGGTATATTCTTTAAGAAATCACAATTAGAGCGAGAGAAAGTAGATGCTATCCGTAATAATGTTGTACAAGCTGCTATGCAAAATAATGAGTTTTTACTAGCTATTGAGGCTATTGATTCAGAAAATGTACAGCATATTAAAAAACTTGCTAATAAGATTGATGCTGGTAATAAAGAACGTGAAAAGTATTTTAAAGAACTTGAAGCAGATATTGAAAAACGTAAGATGGAACGTGAGCAAGAGTCTGAACAAATGGATTATAAAAAGACTATTGATGCTGAAAATATTAAAGGTGAGTATAAACTTCTTGCTAAAGACAAAGATTTACTTATTAAAATGGTTGAGTTTAGTTCTTACAATCCAGATAATAATAAATATGCAAATGATATTACTACTCTATCTACTGAAATTGAAGCTGCTGAACTTGAGCTTAAACGTGCAAATATTCGTTTAACTAATGCTAAAACAGCTGAAGTTAATCGTAAGAAAAATGAATCTAAAAAGTAATAAATAACTACCTGGCGTTATTTCTGCGATAACTATTTAAGTTAGTAATACCGTTATTTATAAGGTATATTTATAAGACATATATAATTAATAAAGTAATATAAACTAAAATAAAAAATTATGCCACTTGATGAATTAATCATTGATGATGCTACTGGTGGAACTGGTAGTGGTACTGAAAATACTTTTGAGTATGAAGGTACAACTTATAATACAAATGAAGCTGGAGACCTTCTTAATGAAGATGGTACAGTTTTTAAAACTAAAACTGAACTAGAATCTACTGACCCTCCTGCTGATAAAACTATCGAAATTGATGGTGAATCTTATACTTTAGATGATAAAGGTAATGCTATTAAAGATGGTGTTATTGTTAAGACTAAAGAAGAACTTGAATCTATCGCCAGTGGAAGTGGAGAAGATGATGAACAAGTTGAGATTGATGGTCAGCTTTATACTATTAAAGATGGTGCTGCTGTTGATTCTGATGGTAATGTGTTTAAAACTAAAGAAGAACTTGAAGCATTAGCTGCTGAGAGTGATGATGAACCAACTGGATTTGATATTAATAAAATAGCTGAATCTACTGGTTTAACGTTCATTGATAATGATGGTAATCCTGTTGAGTACGAGAGTAGTGAAGTTGGTTTAGCTGCTTATGTTAAAGATGTACACCAAAATGGTATGGAGAAAGGTATTAATGAAGGTATTAAAAGTCTTTATGATATTAATCCTTTAATTCAATCTTTTGTTGAACATATTAAACTTAATGGTTCTGCTGATGGTTTCAATCAAAATGTTGCTTATAGTACAATGAAGATTGATGAGAAGAATGAAGATGGTATGATTTCTGTTATTCGTGCTGCACGTAAAGCTAAAGGAGATAGTGAGGCTGAAATTAGTCAATATGTTTCTTGGGCTAAGAGTGCTAATCAACTTAAAGATTCTGCTGATAATTCTCTTAAATATCTTCAAGCACAAGAAAGTGTTGAAGCTAAAAATAGAGCTGCCGCATTAGCACAAAAACAAGCTGCAGATGAAGCTGCTTTTAAAGAAGAAGTTAATGCTGTTGCTAATGTTTTACAACAAGGTAAAATTAAACTTAGTGATAATAAAGAATTTGTTATTCCTAAAACTTTAGATATGCCTACTGCTGATGGTAAGATAGTTAAAATTGATAGTAGTAATCTTGTTGATTATATCACTACTCCACGTCAATATACTGTTGATGGTAAAACTGTAACAATGACTGCATATGAAGCTAAGAAATATATTGAAGAACGTAGTCAAACTACTGAACAAAAACTTATTCATGCTATTCAGTTATTAACTGGTACTAAAATGGAAGATTTACTTTCACGAGCTGTTAGCTCTGCTACTGTTAAAAAGATTAGAAAATTTACTACTAAAAAGAATAAACATTCTGCTGGTACTTCTAATCCAAAATCATTTAATAAAAATGATATAATTTTTGAATAATAATTTAACCCTTAAATATAAATAATTATGAGAATAATTCGTAATCAAACTTTTGATACAAGTAAATATTTAGATGAGAACTTTCTTTATTCTAATAAACTTGTTGATATTCCTACAATAAGTAAGCATATTACTTATTTGTACGGTAGAGATACCGATATGTTTCCGCTTAGTTTCTTAACTGAAGGTCAAGGTAACATTACTAAGAAAACTTTTAAGTCTAAAGATACTCAATACACTTGGTCTGTAATGGGTCATATGACTTTTATTAACAAAGTTGTTCGTTTATCTAATGTTGCTATGACTGAACCTGGTAAGGCTTTTACTTACTTTAAAGCTGTCTTTGAAAGTGACATTTTCCCTAAAGACTTTGGTGCTGTTTCTCCTGACCATAAACATCTTGTCCATGTTACTGGTGAACCTACTCGTTTAGGTGATAAAGAATTTGAATATGAATTTCAAATTGTAGGTGCTAACTATGGTGAGTATATAGGTCTTGAAAACTTTAGCTCAGGTGCTGCTTGGGTAATGAGTACTCCTACTGTTCCTATGAGTAAATCTACTGGTAACAGACATCACAGAACTTTACCTGGTAAAATGACTAACCAACTTTCTCTTCATCGTCATACGTTAGATATTGCTGGTAATTTTGCCAATAAAGCTACTGTTTATGAGTTTAAAACTAAATCTGGTGGTACTACTAATATGTGGATACCTGAAGAAATGAATCAATTTGATTTTGAACGTCGTGTTCTTGATGAAGATGATTTATGGTATTCAGTTTATAACCGTGATAGTAATGGTAATATCACTACTATTGACCGTGATACTAAACAACCTGTTCCTCGTGGAGCTGGAGTTAAGCAATTCATTCAGTCTGCAGGTAATCATCAGTATTATACTGTTATGACTCTTGATTTGTTAGAAGGTATGATTAATCGTATCCATTCTAATCGTACTGATGGTGGTGTAGCTGAAATTGTTATTTATGGTGGAGCTGGTGCAAAACGTATGTTCCAACGTGCGATTAAAGATGCTGCTGTTAATAGTCAATATTATAATGAACTTGGTGCACAAGAAATTAAAGACTTAGGATTGTCTATGCAATTCGGTAAGTATTTTACTTCTTATAAAACTATTGATGGTAAGGTTATTACTTTCGTAGAAGCTGGTATCTTTAATAAAGGTCCACGTGCACAACAAGATATTGCTAACGCTCGTACTATTGGTGGATTCCCAGTTGAGTCTTACAATATGGTATTTCTTGACCACGGGATTGACATGCAATCTGGTGAACCTAATATCCAAATGGTTAAAGAAGAAGGTCGTGAATTACTTACTGGTATCTATAAAGGTTTAACTCCTTTGCCACCTGAGTGGGGAAGTGTTTATTCTGACTTACTTTCTACTGACCGTGATGAAGCATCTTATGAGATGATGTATTCTAGTGGTATTGCTATTAAGAATGCTACTACTTCTTTCTGGTTTGAATTGGATTATACTAAGTAATATCCTATTATTAAAAATTAATTGATTAAGTATAAAAGAACTAACTTATAAACAAATCGTATTATGAATAATTATATTTTAAAAAGGGATGTTACCCTTATGCAAACACTTGAGACTTCTTCGTTCATTGAAAAGAATGCTAAAATATTTACTGTAACTGATAAACCTATTACAGCTAATGATTATGCTCAACGTAAACTTTTATCTAACTCCGATTTTATAGCTGACATTATGCCAGTTATAATCGGAGTTGATGATAAAGATAGAGATTGGCGTAAAATAGCAAGTAAGTATTTCTATGAAATTAGTATATCAGTACCTTTGATTAGTGGTAAAAAGTTAGATATATCTATGAATTATGACTTAACTTCTGAAGCTCATAAACAAAAGATTAAAGAATTACCTAAAACATTTAATAGTGCTGAAGCTTTAGCAGTTTATGTTGATGCTAATATCGAAGAAGTTGATAAACATTATTATGCAACACCTGAGAATTACGCTGATTATTTTGCTTATGTATTTGCTTATTATCATTCTCGTGTAGCTAATTCTATTGATGATGTTATTAAAAGTAACAAAATTCAGTTTTATATGGTTACTAAAGAAGATATAGAACAACGTAAGAAAAAAGCTTATTCTACTGCTAAGACAGTACGTAAATATTTAACTATGCTTGATGAAAAACCTGCTTTGTTTGAGAATTTATGTATTGTGTTAAACATTAAAGGTGATACTGATTTAGATAAGTATGCTAATATTGAAGTATTTGCTAAGTCTAAACCAAATGAATTTATTGCTATTGTGCAAGATAAACAACTTAAATATAAAGCTATGATTAATGGTTACATTAATGCTGGTTTAATATTTAAGATACCTAATTCTGGTGTACTTGTAGATATGAATGATAGAAGTTTTATTATAGGTGCTAATATGAATGAAGCAATTAGTTTCTTCAATAATCCTAATAATAAAGATTTCATTGATACTATAGCTACACAATATAAAGTAATGCAAAATTCTAAATAAGATATGTACTCAACTGTAACTGAAATACATAATGCGATTGATATTGGTACGCAACTTGTCAATTCTGATAGGAAGCGTACCTTTCAACCACCTGAATTAGATGTTCTTTTTAATCGTAATTTATTACGGTTTATTGATACTCGTAGTACTTCTAAAACCAATCTTAAACAAGAAGGGTTTGATGATAGTGTTAAACGTATTATTGATATTGAAGAACTTAAACGTAATACTGGTTATTTATCACCTATTATATTTGATGATGATACTGCTTATATTGTATTACCTAATGATTTTAAGATGCCTTATGGTGGTGTTTCCAAAGTTTATTATAATTGTGTTGATGAAACAATTGAGACTATTCCTGTAAGTGTAAATAAAGCTAACCTCGTATTTCTTAATGATAATACTGGGGTTAGCAATATTTACTATAAGAATTTTAAACTTACTGCTACTGATAATAACGGTAATCAAGTTGTGCTGTTTGATATTAATGATTATCTTAATCTTGAACCATTGTATTCTCCTGATGCAAAGTTTATGATTGTCAATATGATTATGAATATTGTTAATTCTGAGTTAACATTTTATTGGGAGAAGTATGATGATACTTTCCTTCCTAATACGTTTATAGTTGTTGATTTTACACATAAATACAAGTCTGTTCAAATAGAATATGATAATAACATTAATATCACAGCACAATTTGTAATTACTGATTATGATACTTACAATGCAAAGTATAATATTACATCATCTACTGAATTAGTACCATCTGATAAATATAATGATTTAGTTGATAATTATTATTATAGTAAAAATAGACAAGGTAAACCTATTACTACAATTAGTAATGGTAGATTATATATTAGACATGATGGATTTTATCCCATTAAGTTTAAATTAGAATATGTCGCTACTCCTATATTTATTAATTCTTTTACTGGTCAAATGACTAATCTTAGAAATAATATACAAGAAATTATTGATATGACTATTGAAGATATTTTTGCTATTCGTAATGGAACTTATCAAGGAATTATTAACCGAAATACTAAAATTGAATAATTATGACTAAGAAAAAAAAGGTTGAAGAACCTAAAACTAAAGTTGAAGATAAATCTGAAATGAAAATTGAAGTTAAATCTGAAACTACAGTTGAAGAACCTAAAACTAAAGTTGAAGAACCTGAAACTAAAGCCGAAGATAATCCTGAAACTAAAGCCGAAGATAATCCTGAAGTTAAATCTGAAACTATAGTTGAAGATAATCCTGAAGATAATCCTGAAGATAATCCTGAAATGAAACCTAAAGCTAAAGTTACTAGTTATTATGGTCATTCTCATCGTGTAAAACGTAAGATTATTTCTGAATCTAAAAAATAAATACTAATTAATGTTATCTTAAGATAACTATTTTTAATTTAATATACATATATATTATGAAAACTCCTTTAATTGTAAATCAAAATTATGCAGCAGATGATGGCGTAGCTGTTGCTACAATAGACAAAGCTTATCATCTTAAAAGAGGTGCTATTGCTTTCTTTGACCAAGCTGGTACACTTATTCCCGATACTGTTTCTTCTGCAGCTCAAATTACAGGCTCAGTTGTTAATGCTATTGTTGGTGTTGGTAATGGTAAAGTGATTAATATTAACGATATCACTCGTGATACTTTCCGTTATAATTATAATGCTTATCGTCCTGCTGCTTTAAAACGTATGACTATTGGTGGTGATGGAACTAACTATAGTCTTAACCTACCTTCTACTATTAATCCTGGTGATGTTGCAATCTTGCATGTTTACAACACTACTCAATTAAATGATACACAAACATATCGTGAATATATCCGACCTATTGCTGTTGGTGCTTCTGCTGCTGATATTGTTAATGCTATGATTGATGCTGTGAATAGTGATGTTGATGCAATTGCTGTTGCAACTGCTTCTGCTACTGATGCTGGTATTGTCTTTACTGCTAAGAAAGATGATTTTATGGTTACTTCTGGTGGTGTACTTGCTAATGCTGATGTATTAGAGTACAATAAAGTTAATCATAAATTTGTTGCTTATACTACTGCTGCTAATGTAGCAAAATATGATGTTGGTGCTGGTACTCCAGAACAACTTAAAGCTGCTGAAAGTTATTTCTTTGCTACTCGTGGTGATGGTAATTATCAGAATGATGCTGAAAGTGAATTATACACTGAGGATAGACTTGCTATTCCTACTATTAGTTATGACCAGTATAATTGTACTTATTATCTTGATGCGTATCCTTTAAAGAAAAGTGATGATTATATTAATAATCTTACTATTTATTTCGATACAACTCTTACTGCACTTAAAACTGCTTTAGATGCTATTTTAGGTGCGATATAAATTGTTACTATAATTAATAAATAAATAAAAAGGAGTTGAGATAGTCTTAACTCCTTTTTTTAAAAACAAAATTATGGATACTAATAAAAAAGCTTTTTACCCTTATGAATTTACTTCTATGGTTGTTAGTGCTACAACTGATAATTCAACTACTATCACTAGTGGGTCTTTAGAAGTAGGTAAAATTTATTCAATTCTTTCAACTCCTACTGGTGGTACACCTTCATTTGATGGTGCTACTTCTGTATTAGCTGGAACACAATTTGTAGCTACTGGAACTAATGCTGTTTGGGGCACTGAAGAAACTGGTGAACTAATTGATGTTAGTACTGGTCAACCTATTGACATTTCTTTTTACAATAAATCATCTTGTGTGTTTATTTGGAAATACATTTATAATGAAGATGGTTTTTGTACTTCTTATATAGTTACTGATAAAAATGGTAATATAATTCAATAATTTAACATTATGATTACAAGTTGCGTTATACAGTATTTACTACCTCTTATTCCTTTAAGTGAATATATGTGTTGGTTTAATGGTGCTCCACCTAATATTACACCACCTTATTTTGATGAATTAAAACCTATTCTACCTAATGATGGAGTATGTGGTATTAATAATAGTGGAGGTAGAGCTGATATTTGTGATGCAGATACTGGTTTTGCTGAAGATATAGTATATTATTGGGAATACTAGTAGTGCTACTAAATGGAATATATTAGAGAGTGGTAGTTTGTGTTACAGGGATAGTGCAGGGCTTGTAATTAAATTTGACGGGACAGGTGATACTGTTAATACTCCTATTGATAATAACGATAGTTATAACGCTTTATTCTATTCTGATGGTGTTAATATTTATTTATTCCATAACGGAGAAGATAAGGGTTATATAACTCCTATTGATACTAAATTGATAATCACTTACTTTTTTGTAAATTATTTATCTTCTTCGGCAACTGGTGTTAAAGGCGGCCATTTCGACTACCGTATATATGACCTATCCACAAGAACACCTGAAGAAATAAATACATACTTTAATAAGAATGCTTGTTTATGGCACGTTGGAAATATGCCTGATGATGATAATTTCCTTTATGGTCAATGGCTACTTAATGAAGAAAATGATAATATAGCTTTCAATAGTGGTACAGATAAGACTATGCCTAATGGAAGACTTTTCTATGATGATGTAAATGATGTTACAACTGATTTTTCATTTATAAGAGATTATACACTTTATCCTGAATGGCTACGTAATGCTCCTAATAGATATGGTTATAATAAGGCTGCTTGGTTTAATGGAGTTGATAGTATGATTGATTATAGTTCA